GCTAAGAAGTGAGGATCGACCTGTGACCCTGAACGCGACGAAGAAGGCGATCTTCGCCAAGACTGAAACCACCTACGGCACCGCGATCTCGACGAACGCGGCGAATGCCATTCTGGTGTCCAATCTGGAGGTGCAGCCTTTTGAAGGCGACCAGGTGGATCGCAACCTGGTCAAGCCGTACTTCGGCGCCAGCGACATCATCACCGCCAATGGCCGAACCAGGGTGTCGTTTGGCGTGGAGCTTGCCGGCACTGGCACTGCACCGACGGCTAGCGCTGCGGTGCCGCATTACGGGCCACTGCTCAAGGCATGCGCCATGAGTGAAACCGCCGTGGCGAACAGCGCCAGCGGTGGTGATCCGTCCAATGCGTCGGTTGAATATCGCACGGTCTCGGAAAATTTCAGCAGCGTGACGATCCGTTGTAACTACGACGGCGTGCTGCATGTTGTCCGTGGCTGCCGCGGCAATGTTCGGCTGATGTGCCCGGTGGGTCAGATCCCGATGCTCATGTTTGAGTTCGAAGGGATCTACGTTAGCCCGACCGATAGCGCCTACGCTGATTCGATCGCCAACGTCAACTACGCTGGCATCGCTGATCCCAAGATCTTCAACTCAACCAACACGACTGGCTTCAGGTTCCTGAGCCAGAGCAACGTTGAGATTGATCCTTGCCTTCAGAACCTGGAGATCGACCTGGGTAACACCGTCCAGTACCGCGAGCTGGTCGGCTGCGATAAGCAGGTGTTGATCACCAATCGCCGCACCACTGGATCCGTCACGATCGATGCGGTGTTGATGGCTAAGAAGAACTACTTCGAGGCTGCCAACAACAACGAGACCGGCGTCCTGAAGTTTACCCACGGAACGGAGCCTGGTAACCGTGTGTTGTTCAGCGCGCCACGCGCCAACCTGACCAGCGTGAGCTACACCGAGTCTGACAACGTGTTGCAGTACAACATTCCGTTTGTGCTGCTGCCGGATAAGGCGTCTGGTGTGACGACTGGTGACCGTGAGTTTGTCCTGAAGGTGTTCTGATCACTATGGCTTTTGTTCTTAAGCAGACCGATAGCTACGCCTGGCCTGTTCCTGTTGAGCTGCCTGCCGATGGTGGGCGGTTCAACAAACAGACGTTTGATGCGCAGTTTAAGCGACTGCCGCAGGATCGCATCCGTGACATCATGGAGAAGATTCAAGCTGGCGAGATCGATGATGACACGCTCTGCCGTGAAATCCTGATCGGCTGGACTGGTGTGCTGGATGCTAATGATGAAGAAATCCCGTTCAGTGAAACATCGCTGAATGTGATGTTGAATGTCCAGATGGTGGCAGCTGCAGTGGTGTCGGCCTGGTTTGACAGCTTGGCGAAGGCGAAGCGAAAAAACTGACCGACGCCGTTGAGCATTGGGCCAACGGCGGCAAACCAAAGGTGGTTGATGAACGCTTGCAGGATCTGCAGGCAATGGGTGCGCCGCAGGACGTGATCGACAAGATCATCCCGGCTGAGCACTCCGCAAAGGATGCCGACTTTGAAGTGTGGGAGGAGAACTGGCTAGCGCTTGAGATGTGGCTGCAGGTTTGCACGCAATGGCGTGTTGGCATGAATGGCCCTGTTGGGCTGGACTACAATGTGCTCAGGTGGTTGTTTGAGCTGTACGACGTGGAGGATAAGCGAGCGCTATTCGAGGACCTGCAGATCATGGAAACCGCATTCCTGACACTGAAGACCGCGTGACGCCATGGCCCTGAATCTTGATACTGCCATTCGCATTAGCGCTAACTTTACAGGGCGTGGGCTTGATGACGTAAGGAGAAATCTACAAGGGCTTGCTCAGCAGACCACGCTAAGCAGGCGCGAACTTGATCGGCTTTATACCGCGACTCAGGTTCTTGGCGGAGCTTCAGGCAATACTGTTGCTGGCCTGCAAAGGCAGATTGCGGCACTGCGTGGGCTAAGAGATCAGGCTCAGCTAGGGAGCCGTCAGTTTCGCATTCTGTCAAATGACATTAGAGAAGCCGAGCAAAGGCTGTCTCGCTTTACGCAGGCATCAAATACTGCTGCTCGCCAAGGCGTTGGCAGGCAAGCGGTTGGTGGCGCACTGGGAACACTTGCCACCGGCGGCGGCCTGCAGGGCGCGGCTGGTGCACTGGCTGGCAGCCTGCTTGCGTCTGGTTCTGCTGCGGCGCTGGCTGGTGCTGCTGGGGTTACCGGGGTTGCGGTGGTCGGAGCTCAGGCATTTACCAACGCTCGAGCCCTGGAGGATCAGGCCCGCAGGCTGCGAGTGATGACCGACAGCGCCGGCTCGCTGCAGGCAGCCTTGGCGACACTGGTTCGAGAGCAGGGATACCTGAACAATTCGACTGAGGCAACGGCTGCTGCGTACGACGTTCTGCAGGCTGGATTTGCAAGCAACGCTGATATTTTAAGCATCGTCCGCGCGGCGGCTTTAGGTGCCGCTGGTGGCTTTACCGATCTGGTAACCGTTTCTGATGCCCTGACTTCAATCCTGAATGGCTATAACAGGTCGGCTGGCGATGCGGCAAAGATTGTCGATCAGATCAAAGCCGCAACAGATGATGGCAAGATCAGCTTTGAAGCCTACGCTCAATCAATCGGTAGGGTTATTCCATCTGCTGCAGCTGCAAAGATTCCACTCGAGGAGATCAATGCAGCCATTAGCGCGCTGACGGCTCAAGGTGTGCCGGTCGAAACCACATTTAGCGGAATCAACCAAGCAATTAAAACAATCCTTAAGCCCACCAAGGAAGCCCAAGAGCTTTCGGCTGCGCTTGGACTTGAGTTCAATGCACAAGCCCTAGCGACCAAAGGTCTCGGCGGATTCCTGGAGGACGTTGGTCGAAAGACTGGCAAGAGCAGCGATGCGCTGAGTATTCTATTTTCTGATATTGATGGATACAAGGCAGTTGTTGCCTTGCTCAACGATGATCTAAAACGGTTCAACCAGTTTACAGATAATCAGGCAAATGCTATTGGTAGAGCATCCCAGGCCGCAAAGGTTGGCGTTGACCCGATAAAACAGCTTGCCAATGCCTGGAAGGATCTGACGGCAGAGCTAGGCAAAGCATTTACGCCGGGATTCCTGCAAGGAGTTAAGGGATTCACTGATCTAATATCGGGAGCCGCAAATCAGATTGCTAGGTTGAACATTCAGAATACCGCGTTTAGGCAAGCATCGCAAGATGTTTACGGAAATCCAGAGCGCGCTGATTGGCTGAGCAATATTCTCAACCCACAATTCAGAGAAGCCTACCAAAGACGACTTCGAGAAGCGGAAACAGCTCCAGCTCCTGCTCGCCCAGCCTTGCCTGCTGCCAGCGGAAACTCTGCTCAGGAGGCCGCAGCTGCTAATGCTTCTGCTGTCGCCAAGGCCATGGGTGATGACAGCGCCAAGAAAGCAGCCGACGAAGCAGAGAAGCGACGCAAGGATCAGCTCGACTACGAGAATGATCTCTTTGACATCCGCCTGAACTTCGAGAAGCGCCTCGCCGACTTCCGCGAGCAGTCGCTGGATCGTGCGAAGCAGATGGAGCGCGATATTGGCGATCAGCGGCTGCAGTTGGAGCGCGACCAGGCCGACATTCGCAGGCGCACGCTTGACCTGTACGAGGACGATGCACTGGAGCAGCGTCGCTTCCAGCTGCAATCAGCAGGGCTTGACACGTCAGCGATCGACCTGCAGCAGCGCCTTAATGACATCTCGCGCAAGGCAACGGAAGATGCTATCCGCAGTCAAGAATCAGCAACGGATCGCCGCTTGGCGCTTGAGCGTCAGATTGAAGACTACAAGATGAATGTTGCCAAAGGCATTCGCGATATTACGGTCAACGCGGGCGAGCAATACGCCGACCGTGTTCGCGAAGGTGTGCAGGTTGGCTCGCAGATGAGTGGTGGGGCTGGAAGCTCGGCCGGAACTGCCCGCCAGCGAGCGCTGCTGGATACGATTGCCTACGCAGAAGGCACGTCTGGCGCTAGGGGCTACCAGACCATGTTCACCGGCAGAACATTTTCAAGTTTTGCTTCCCATCCGCGAATGATTCAGCGTGGTGGTGGATACGCTTCTGATGCGGCTGGCCGCTATCAATTCCTGTCAACAACATGGGATGGCGTTGCGCGTTCTCTTGGGTTGCGTGATTTCAGCCCAGCCAATCAAGATATTGGCGCGTTAGAGCTTGTCAGGCGGCGCGGAGTCAACAGCGACGCTCCACTCAATCTGCGATCTCTAGCCGCATTGGCGCCGGAGTGGGCGTCGTTGCCGACTCTTTCTGGTCGCAGCTACTACGGCCAGCCCGTCAAAGGCGCATCCGATCTTCTGCGCTACTACAACCAGCGCCTGGCGCTTTACGGTCAGGGCGTACCGTCTGCCCCAACCCTTCCACCACAGCAGCGCACCTTGCAGGCTGCACTGCAGCCCGCTACTCCGCTGCAGCCGATGAATGCAGCATCACTGCAGGTGCCAGGTGTTGATGGTCTCGCTAAGGCTGCCGCTGATTACCAAGAAGCGATTGACGGAACCCGCGCTGCTGGTGATGTCAATGCCCAGACGCAAATGGTGGTGGCTTACCGCAAGGAACTGGGCGGCATCACCAGGGAGCTTGATTCTCAGCTGCTCAGTGTTCAACAGCAGTCGATCATCTTTGATCGGACGCTACAGCTACAGCGGTCTGGTCTTAGCCCTGAGCTTGCGCAGCAGACTGCCGAACGCGAGCAGACGGCAAGAATTGAAACCGCGTCATTGATCCTGTTGCGCGATCAACTGAAAGCCAAGATCGAAGAACAAGGACTGAACGACAGAACAAAGCAAGACCTGACCCAGATTCTGCAGACGACAGAATCAACTCTTGCTGCGCAGCAGGGCAAGTTGGATCTCATGCAGCAAGAAGCGCAGCAGCTGGAAGAAGTCAAGCAGCGCTACGAACAATACAGAGCGTTGATCGACGGCACGGCTAATGCAATCAGCGGCGGCCTAGGTTCCGCCTTTGACCTGCTGATCGACGGCACCGAGAACTGGGGCAACAGCCTGCGTGGCATTGCCTCTGGCGTGCTGCGCGACATTGCGAAGCAGCTGGTGCAGATCTACGCCGTCCAGCCGGCCACCAAGGGGCTACAGGGCTTGCTGGGCAACCTATTCGGTGGTGGCAATCCTGCCGGTGCGGCGGCTGCTGCCGGTGCTGGCGCCAGCGTCTACACCATGCCGATGCTGAGCGGCGTGCCGGCGATCACGGGCGCCTTCGCCAAAGGCGGGATCATGACCGATCGCGGCCCACTGCCGCTGCGTGCCTACGCCAATGGCGGCATTGCTACCGGCCCGCAGCTGGCCTTGTTCGGTGAAGGTCGGATGAACGAGGCCTACGTGCCGCTGCCCGACGGCCGGCGCATTCCGGTCGCCATGCAGGGCGGTGGTGGTAGCAACGTCGTGAACGTCACGGTCAACGCCGAGGGCTCCGCAGTGCAAGGCGACAGCAGCCGCTCTGAGCAGCTGGGCCAGGTCGTGGCGCGTGCCATCCAGGAAGAGATGATCCGCCAGCGCCGGCCTGGTGGTCTGTTGGCTTCGTAACCTGCAACCATGGCCACGTTCACTTTCACGCCGGAATACGCACCAACCGAGAACAGTGAGCCGCGCGTGCGGTCTACGAAGCTCGGTGATGGCTATGAGCATCGAATCAGATTCGGCCTGAACACTGATCTCAAGGTGTGGGATCTTGAGTTCCGCCGGCGTGACAACACCGAAACCGGGCAGATCCGCGACTTCCTGAACGCCCGTGGTGGCGTTGAGTCGTTCACCTGGACGCCACCCTTCTACAACGCCAGCGCGGGACAGTGGATCTGCAAGCGCTGGAGTATCAGCGCTGAGGCGCACAATATCAACAACATCCGCGCAACGTTTGAGCAGGTGCCGGAGCCGAGCTGATGAAGAAGGTCATCTCTGATCTGCAGACAGTTGCGCCATCGCAGATCATCGAGCTATTCGAGCTGAAGCTGAACGCCAGTCTGCACGGTAGCGGCACGACGTATCGGTTCCATGCTGGCGTCAACGCGAAGTCAACAGCAACCGCGATCGTTTGGAACGGAAACTCCTACCAGGCCTACCCGGTGGAGGCCGAGGGCTTTGAATACAACGGTGAAGGCCAGCTGCCGCGGCCGAAGCTGCGTGTGAGCAACCAGCTGGGCCTGATCACCACCATCCTGATCCAGGTCAACACCAGCACTCCCGGTAACGACCTGGTGGGTGCCACGGTCACGCGGATCCGGTGCCTGGCCAAGCACCTTGATGCGGTGAACTTCACCGGCAACGTCAACCCATACGGCACGCCAGACCCTACGGCTGAGTTTCCGCGTGAGGTGTTCTACATCGCCCGCAAGACGCAGGAGAACCGCGACATCGTGGAGTTCGAGCTGGCGGCAGCGTTTGATCTAGCCGGCATCCGTGCACCGCGGCGGCTGTGCATTGCCAACCTGTGCAACTGGGTGTATCGCTCGGCCGAATGCGGATACATCGGCGAAGCCTACTTCAATGCCGACGACAGTCAGGTCGGCAGTTCAGCTGCTGATGTTTGCAGCAAGCGGCTATCGGGTTGCGAGGTTAGGTTCGGTGCTGTGACATTCAACGGTGGAGTCACCAACGGCAGCACCACAGTCACTGGCCTGACCACCAATCAACTGGCCAGGATCAATGTTGGTGATCCGATCTTTGGCCATGGCATCCAATCTGGCACCACTGTTGCCAGCAAAGGTACCAGCAGCCTGACGCTTAGCCAGGCG